ATGGATTATTTATCATCCAAGAAAAGGCATCTCTTTTTTCTTGCCAAACCTTACGTGAGGAAAAAATTGGCGGGGTTTTTTTCGCCCTTTTTTGGAATTAAACTTCGTTTTTCCCTGCCAGAGGATCAGCATAAACTAACCTCTCTTCAGGACACGTAGCCCGTACCAACTCCAACACATTCATAAACTGTTCAGTATTATCACAGACTACCTCTTTGGTATCCCCTTCATTAGAATACAAATAAAAAGTTTTCTTGGTGGGATCAACCACACACTTCATTAGATACTCGTCGTCCATCCAGGCACTCATCATGCTCATTTACTATACCACGCTCACCCCTAAAAGTCAAAGAGTACGTGTGTTCTGTCCAGCATATTTAGGATCATCTCCTTTCCTATCTGGATGGTCTTCCCAACTCTCACCCTCATATTCTACAACTAATCCATTCACATCCTTCCTTTCAGCATAGATGTGATAGAAGCAATCAATGGGCATTCCACCTCTTGCTTGTAGAAATATAGTTTCATCATCCCATCTCTTTATAATGACATCTTGATGAGCACCGATGGGTTGAAGTTGAACTGAAATACTATTCATATGCACCAAATCTTTCCAGAAATCTGGTAACTTAATCTCTGTCTTGTTTCTTACTCTTCCTCTTGTATATACACCAACCTCTGGTCCTTCAATACAAGCATGAGAAAGACGATATCCCTCTCTAGAAGGATGAGGTATGTCAAAAAGTTTAGGAGAACCATCAGCAATTTGATGTCTTGCTTCTAATCTACCCGTAGAAAGACAATCAACCGATCCTGTTACATAGATATCACCATCAATATAAACTCCACCCTTAGTCCATTGAGCAACAGGTAAACTGCCCGATAAACCTAAAGATTTTTCAGGATGAGGACAATCTTTGTCATCATTAGTGAGAGGTCCTACCATCAACGTAGCACCAGCAAAAGGAAAAGTACTAGGTTCACCAAATACTACAGGACCTTCTGCTGCCAAAGCACCATAAATTTCTTCCTCCCCCACACCTATAGCCGGATAAACTCCTGCTCCTACTTGGCATTGACCCCCAATAGCCCTACTTCCTTGATCGATAGACATTAATTATTCCTCCTATGGTAGATCATATGGATCTTCGGTTGGTGTAACCGTTTGTAATTGTTCTCTCAATTTCCTTTGCCCTCCAAATTTAGAATTCTTTATACCTGATATAGAATCAGTCACTGCCTTAAATATAGATCCATAAATGTTAAGCACACTATTAGCAGTTATCTCTACGGTCCCACTTCCACATATTTTAGTATAGGAAGAGCTTGTCATAAGAATCTTCTTTGCGTCCATCTTAATGGTTTCCGTGGCATTTACCGTAATATTACCTTTGGAACCACCTTCACCCGTAGCAGTCATCTCAATATCCGTACCAAACATACGGATCTTACCATTTCTAGCAACTAAAACTATATTACCATTTTCTGCTTCTAAAAACAAGGTGTCTGCTGCTTCAGTATTAGCCATCCCACATCTTACTGAAACATTTCCAGGACTAGTCAATGTAGTCCATCCTTTACGAGGACCCTCAATATCCATTGTATACATATGATTGCCGTCCGGTGTGCGAAGCATTACACCAGATGTTACATCTCCTTTCTCATGTATTTGACCCATACTAATGGATCCCTTTTCATTTCCATATTTTATACCAACATAGTTCTGTTTAGTGGTTTTAGTTTTCTCACCACTCGGTAATCTGTCTATAGGATTTAAAGGTATTGCCATTTAATTAATAATCGGTAAGGTTATCAGGGGTACCAGGAATATTAAGACGAGGATCATTACTACTAATATCAGTACCCTGTCGCTGAATAGCAGATGGAGGAGTAGTAACCTCTGCATCTATACTTTCTTGTAAGGTATCATATATTGGAATCAATTCACCCACAGTTTCAAAGTATCCAGCATATTTAATACCCTCTTTATAGAAAACGGCTCCATAATATGCACGACCATCATAATATCCAGTCTGTTTGACTCCCACCAAATCAGTTACTTGAATTAATCTGTCAGGTGAAGGTGCAGGCAGAGGATCTCTTATTATTTCAAATTGAGGACGTAACTCTGCGCCTACTCCAGTAGCAGAACTAATACGAAGATCAGGATAATCAGTAAACTGTCCTCCATCATCCACACATATCTTTTTAATCCTTCCAAAAGAATCACACTCACAGATGCGAAGCACCGCACCTGAACCATCATAACCCACTACCTGATCTATAGCACAATCATAATTTATTCCAGGGTCTACCACATCTACATTCTTAAGTTTGAGTAGTGCAGGATAAGAAGGACCCGGAGGCGGATTAAATCCATTACCAGGATCAACAACTTTAACATCTGTTACTACTCCTTGTCCAGATATTTTTTTAGGGCAAGGAGGTGGGATAAGAGAAGCAGAAATACCAATAGGATTAACAGTCCAAGGTTTGGTCTCGCCCGTTCCCACACTTACTCTTGCACTAATCTTCACGGAAGCAACAGTAGGGTTAACAGAGAAGGGTTTATTAAAATCAGCATTACGTAATTGTAATTCAATATTTTTTCTTCCTCTATTAATCTTAATATTAAAAGTTTTTACTCCCTCCTTATAGGAAACTTTTGCTACGTTCTCTCCATCTATTCTTACATTTAATACATCATCTGCTAATGCTTCAATAATATATTCCCCCTCCTCTGAAAAATTAACATTATTCCATTTCATTATCCAGGTTTGACCTTGGAAGTTAGCCAGATAATCCGCTTCATCTTTCCATGCAGGAGTAAGAGTAGGACCTAAAGCTCCAGTAGTATAAGTAGCCAACTCTGGACCTTCATAAGTCACCCCATCCTTCTTACTTCCACTTTGAAGAGCAGTACCACTTCTAGTAGTGGTTGTAGTAGTGTCTCCTAATGTAATAGTATGAGTCTCATTACCAATGCGTACATTCCTTTGAGTCCAAGTAGTATCTCCAATCGTAATACTTTCTAAACACTTACTTTTAAATCCAGGAATATCATTCCAACTATAATCTAAAGTTACTTCACCCTTTCCTTCTAATCTTAATCCATCTTTAGAAAATTTCGCATCTCCACTTTGAATTCTAAATACTCCATTCAAATCAAAGTTTGTACCTTCCTCAGAATCATCATCAAAATCAAGTCTCTTATCACTTACCCATCTTCTATCTCCCGGATGTTTTAATCCAGTGTATTGAATGACTGCACTTTGAGTATCTGTAGAAGTGGATGTAGTAGTGGTAAGCTTCGCTCCTTCTATCCAATCAGCGGTATTAAAAACTTGCTTATCAATTAACTTAGTTTTCTCAAATTTAAAGTTCTCTACTACAACTTCAATCTCATGACTACCTTCAGTAAGTTTGAATAATTGTTCTCCTCTAATATATCCCGTAAAAGGTCCACTTCCCTCACTTCTACCAGTCCCACCTACAGACTTTCTCTTTCCTCTTCTATCTAAATCTATCTTCAAATCACCATCCACAAAAACTTGAGCAAGATCATCACACTCTGCTTTAACTTTATAAAATCCTGTATAAGGAATCTCAACTGTCCACTTATTATTATAAGGAATTCCTCCACCACCATCACTATTAGGAGTACTTAATGGGGGAATAGGAGACATTGCATACTTATTAAAGTACTTACTCCATCCTTTAAAAGTTACAGGATGCCAACTCTTCTCTCCATTAGGGAATCTTGTTGACCAAATAGGATTAGGAGGACATCTACCTTCTTGTTGTGGTTGAGGTGATTGAGGAATAGAAGGTAAAGGTGCTTCGATAGTTAAAGCAGCACCCATAGGATTCTGATTAAAAGAACGTTGATCCTGTACTTCTTTTTCTGTATAAGCAGTAGTAATATTAATAGCCAATGCCATTGGATTAATTCCTTTAATATTACTAAATCCAAATTTTCCACCCGGTCCTTTTTGATTAAGAATTGCAGTAATAGGATATATTCCCTTCTTAATATAATGAGATTCTTTTAATAACCCTGTTCCTATAGATGTATCTCCCTTAAAACCTTTCTTAGTAATCGAAAGTTGATTACCAATCTTCAGGTCTACATTATCATCCACTTCTATCTCAATTAAATACTGACCATCAACTGGGAACTCTACATTATTCCATAAGATTGTATGGTCTCCTGCATAAGGATTATCTTCTAACTGAACTGTAGTATCAAAAGGACATATACCATTATCATTTAAAAATCCACCACGACCATAAACATTTGTTCTCCATAGTGGGCGGGTAGCCTTATCAATATACTCAACCGTATTAAATATATTCTTCTTTGAATAATTAGAACGAGTGGAAGTAGGAATAGGTAAAGACTTACCAGGTAAACTCCTTGTTCTTAACTGAGCTCCCGGACTATTCCCTACCAGAGTTTGTACAATCACATCATAAGTCTTGCCTACCTCTACATTCTGTTTAAATCTTTTGTTTAATTGAATTTTATTTCCTGCAGTATCAGTTTCAGGACCACTGACTATGAATAATCCAACGATTTCAATTTGATTAATAAATGCAGAAGCACTAGTAATCCTCACATCTATTTCTTTTTGAGTACCAGCTGGAAATGAATCCGTAGGATCAACTTTAAATTTACATCTTCCCTTATTAATATTAGTAAACCTTCCTTCATCTACATAACATACTAAATCTTGCCAATCACCATCCTTCCACTCTTCTAATTCTAATACTGCTCCACCTGATAAAGTAAAATTCTGCTCTGCTACCTTTATCATTTCAGGAGTATTAAATAAATCTACCCTGATGTTATGAGTTCCTTCAGTAAGAGTTTGTTTAGACTTAACAAAAGGACCTTTATAATTATGATGATACTTTGCTACTTGTTTATTATCAATATATAACTTCCCTTCATTATCTGCTGCACCTCTAAAAATATATTCTCCATCATAAGGAATATCAACGTTCCATTCTAAAGAAAAAGTTTGTCCTGCAAAATCACTTCCCTTTACATTGGATGGAGGGACAGGTGAAATAGCATGTTCATTCATAAACTCACCCCATCGTGAATCTTTAACATCATATTTTGTTTTAGTTGACTTACCCGGAGAAGTTATCTTAGTAGGAACTACATCACGGGATCTCCACCAAGGATTCTTAAATTTATTTAATTGTTTTTGATAATCGGATACCTCTTTATCAAAGGGATTCTGGGTGAAATTAGTATACATGGTGGGATTCCACTCACCTATAACCTTTCCATCAGGTCCATACTGATCCCCAAAACCTCCTCTATCATCATCACAAATCT